CCCCCGCCCGTGAGCGGGTGGGAGGCGCTGAACAGGTACACGTTGTCGCCGCTCTTGTAGGTGGCAAAGCCAGTGTTCAAGAGAGACGCAGCCTTGACCTGCTTGGTGTGGGCCATCGCACGGGCCAGGGCCTTCGTGTACCGCTTGGAGAGCGACTCGTAGAGGTTGTCCTCCATCGCTTCCTCGGTGATCATGAAGCCCAGCGCGACGGTCTCGTGCGTGAAGCGGGCAACCCAGGCTTCCTGCGCCGAGTCGTAGGTGATTGCCGAGCCTTCCGGCTTGACAACCGCAGCGCCGAAGCCGGAGAGCTTCAGCTCTTCCTCGAAGGCCTTCTCCGAGGAGTCAACCTCGTAGATGTCCGTGTGCTCTTCGGGGTACTTGTTGTATTCCAACCCGAACAAAGTCTTCAGTCCGGGGACCAGCTCTTTTTGGATTTGCGCTCTTGTGATGGTAGCCATGGTTGATCCCTTTCCTTACTGACCTTCCGCCATGTCGTAGGCATGGACGCCGCGAACGAACTTCACGATCACATCCGGATAGCTGGCAGCCGGGTCGATCACGTCAACAATGCGAATTGCGAAGGTGGACGTGGTGGCGATCGAGCTGTGCAGCAGATGAACCGTGGAGTTGCCCGTGGTGGCGCTGCCGCCGAAGTTGGCGATCTGCGCATTCTTTCCAACCGCCGCACGGGTGCAGGCCCCGCTGGACTGGATCTGGAACAGAGCGTTCGGGTCGTCGTAGACCAGGAGTTTGACATCCGTGTAGCCAGCGGTGATGGCACCAGCCGGGAGATACGGAGACCAAGTCATCGTCTTCGTTCCGGGGTGGGTAAACGTACAACCAGCCATCACGCCAACAGGAGTGCTGGTGCTGAGGGTGGTCGTCGGAGTGGCTGTGGACGGAATCGGGGCACCGCTCGCGATGTTCACGAGGTCGCCCCGGTAGATCGCCGTAGCGTGGTTGACGGTCATCGGGAATTCCCTGGTTGCGCCAGAGAAGGGCCCGCCACCAACCTGCGCCACGGGTCTGAATCCGTAGGGAGCAGCGGTATTCGGCATTCTATTACCTTTCTAGCCCCGGACCTGCCGGGGTCATCTTTCGCGGGTTACCGATTCATTCGTCATCGGCATCGCGGGGTGTCTCTGTGATTCAAGCGCCGAGTTCACCGATCGCATCTGGTTCTTCGCCATATCCGAAAAGTACTTACTCCGCGCCTGCGCATCCTCCTCCGGCATCTTGCAGAGGACCAACCCGCCGATCTCGATCGAGTCGGTAAACTGGCTGCGGATGTCTCTCATCGCAGCGATTTCCGGGTATGCCTCTGCCTTGACGGGCACCCATCCCTCACGGAAGCGGACGTTCACATTGGAGTTGTCCGGATCGGCAAAGATGGAAGCCCTGACCCAACGAAACCGCCACCCATCTTCAGGGGCGGGATCGGGGAGGAGGGATGTCGTTTCCCAAGGGCGTTTGCGCAACGATTTGTCGCGGGATTCTTGTTCTCTGGGGGTGCGATCAGCCATTTGGATTAGCCTCGTAGTAATACTTGGCGTACTCTTCGAGAGGAACGCCGAGCCTTCTTGCTGTTTCTGCTGCTGATTTCGGAATGACCAGCTTGCGCGTGGAGCCGTTGCTCCGCGTGGACGGTGCGACCACGGAGGTCGATTTCCGCTGCTGTACTGGAGCAGCGGGAGCGGGTGTCGATTCCTCGGCATCCCCAAAACGGTCAGCGAAGACTTCCTTCATCCGGGCGTCGATGATCCGGAAGTAGGCAGGCGAGCTCGGGATTACCCCGTTCTCAACAACCGCTGTGTGGACGTTCTTCGCAAATGTCGTCATCTCCTCGTCCCGGTTGAACCAGGAGGAGTTGTCAGCTACCCACTTCCGCAGGTTCTCCGCGTACTCCGCCTGCTTCTCGGCGGGGATCACGGAGTGCTGCTGCGGGGGCTGTGGGGCCTCCCTGTGAGGCTCTTCCTTCGCCTCGGGGGGAATGACCACGTTCTCCCTGCGAGAGGCAAGGCGGGCCAATTCCGCGTTTGTATCGGCAATCTTGGTGGCGTCTCCGGCTTCGTACGCTTCCTTGAGATTCCTCTTGGCTACGTCGAGCTCGGAGTCGAGGCGGGCCTTGGCGTTCTCGGCAACCGCCCGGTCTCCCTGCGCCGCCCGGCGCTCCAACTCCATGAGGCGCTCCCGGACAGAGCTGGCGTACTGGACGGCCTGGGCGAGCTGGCGCTCTTTCTCTTCCTTCTGCCTGCGCTCTTCGTGGAAGTCGTACTTGAGGCGGTTGATCCGGCGCTTTGCCTTTTCCCCGAGGGCATCGTCTTCCGGGTCCTCAACCTTTGCCTCTCCCCTGCGCGGGGGCCTGCGGTCCTTCTCCGGGGTGTCGTCTACAACTTCAACTTCGATCTCCGGAGCTTCAACCGCAGCTTCCTGCTTTTCCTCTACCGGGGGATCGACAGGCTCTACCTGGACGTTTTCGAGTTCCGTCACGGCCTGAGTACCTCCCCGGGATGCTGGGTGACAGCTTCGATAGAATCGTCGTTCAGGAGTCTGTACTCCTCACCCTTGACGACGAAGCGCGTACCACTGTACGCACGAAACATGACGTAATCTCCGACCTTGCACCAGGGTTTGATCGGGAACTTCGAGACATCTGCGTAAGCCTCGGCCCCGAGAGAGATCACCTCCCCTACAATGCTGGCCGTTTCCTCTGTTTTCCGGGTGTCTTCCGGGAGGACGATGCCACCAGCAGTCTTGTCCATCTTCTTTGGAATTCGGATCAGAATCCTGTACCCAACGGGCACAGGAAGGACACTGATCTGTTCCTGTTCCTGAATTGCGCATGGTGTTGCTGTCATTGTGCTTCCTCTTCCAGGTCTTCCTGGTACGCCTTGGCCAGCGCATCCTTGAATTCCTGCTTAGCGCGGATGAGTCCGCGAACCTCTCCAACCATCCCGGTGTATTCCGGGTAGTCTTTTGCCCCACCGCCTGAAATTGCCCCCTGAAGGGACTCAATGCGCTCGTCTAGAGCGTGCAGGACCAGCTCATGAATGGACTGTTCCTGTGTCACCGCTGACTACCCCCTTGAGGAGGGGCGCTCCGAAGAGCCTCTTTTGCAAACTCTGCCTCTCGATCCTTCTCGGAGATTGAAGTCTTGACCTGGGCATTGAGTTGAGACTGGGCAAGACTTGCCTGGATCTGCTTGTCTGCCAGAGCCATCTTGTCTGCGTGCTCTTTGGCCTTGAGCTGAATCTCTGCCATTCCTCGCTGATTCTCTGCTTGAACCTTGGAAGCCTCAATCTGCAACTCCTGCTGCTGCATTTTGATCAGGGGATCCTGGGCGGCTGCCTGCGCGGCGGCGGCATCCTGCTGCATCCGGGCGGCATTCAGAGCCTTCTTGCTTCCCTGCGCCATTAACCCGGCCACGCTGCGCTCCATCTCGGGAGGCATCGGAGTTCCGGGGAGTGGAATCGGTACGCCGATCTGCATCTCTACCCGATCCCTCTGGGCGTAGGCGAGATGCTCTGCGATGTGGGCATCCATCGACGCCTTGAGCTGCCCGCCGAGCTGGGATGTCTGCAGGATCTTGACGGTCTTGGGATCGTTCAGGAGCGCCAGATGGACTTCGATGTGCGCCTCGTGGTCCTGATAGGGGTAGACCTTGACGGGCTTGCTCGTCATCAGGTTGATGTTCTCGGCCATCGGATCCGCAGGCTTGGCTCCGGACTTGTCCGGGATGAGCTCGGTCGCACCGTCGATCCCCATCGCCGTCAGCATCCGCCTGTGCAGCGCCGGGAGGTCGTATAGCTGCGGAGCCTGCTGGGCAAGCTGCAAAACAGACTGGGACTGCATGATCCGCATCGCCATCGAAGAAGCGTTCGGATCGCTGACCGGAAGAACGTCAACCCGCCCGTCGTAGTCGGAAGCGTGAATCTCTCGGCCCCCGGACTCAGGATCGTACTCGTACTCCTGGGTAGACTCTCCGATGATCTTGGCCAGGAGCTTGAACTCTTGCCGCTGCGCGGCGTGCAGCCGGGCCTGGATGGCTCCGACTACCTTCATGCTGCGCTCGATGAGGGCGAGCGTGGTTCCGACTGGAGCCTGCTGATTCGACTCTCCGACATTGATGTCTGCGATCGAAGCAAACCTGCGCCCCTCGTCAATCAGGTTCCCGAGGAGCTGGTAGAGAACTGGAGAGGGCTCCTTGTACGGAAGGCTGAAGAACGCCTCCCGCATCGAGCCGCTGGTGACATCCGCATCGCGCCACTCCCCGGGACGAAGGGGGGTGTTGTCCCCCTTCACCCGGAGATCTTTCGACTTGAAACCTCCCGGGAGGTTCGATAGCGTTCCGGCGTCAATGAGCTGTCTGAGGAGCGAGGTAGCGCCTTTGGCGATCCCGCCGATCAAGTGAATCAGCCCGAACCCGTAGCTTCCCATCCCCGGGATGTACTTGTAGTGGGTGAAATGAACCCGCTTCCTGAAAAGCGGATCCCCCTCTTCCCAGTTCCTCCTGACGGAGAGAACTTCCTGCTGCTCCCGAAGGAATGTGACGACATACGGGAGCGGATACTCTACCTGTTCCCCATCGGGCCCGGTCTCCGGAAACTCATCCAGAGATAGATCGACGTGCATCTCGATGACCGTATGCAGGCCCGCACTGTTGATCTCCATCTGAGACTGCCCGGTCAACTTGCTCTCTTTCCGCTGCGTCTCTGTCTGAATCAGGAGCGGATCCTGGAGGGCGATCTCCCGGTAGAAGCCAACCGCCATCAGCTTCTCCAATTCCCCGCCCGGCTTCCGCATAACGTGGGAGTACCGAGGGCATGTCTCTAAACGGGTATACCCGTAGGGCATGACGAAGTCTTCGGCTGGGATGAAGGTGGCTGTAGGTCTGCCTAATGCCTCGTCGTAAAAGACCTTCCTGAATGCTGACCCAGCCAGGGGGAGATTGAACAGGAGCTGCTCTGTCTCGTCCCGGTACTCCGTCATCTTCTCGGTGAGCCAGTAGTTCATATCCTCCTGGACTCGCCTTGCCTGCGCCTCACGCTCTTCGGACTTCTTGCCGATGATGGCCGTCTTGACGGGGCCGGAGGCGGGGAAGATCTCTGTGATTGCCTGGGACTGGAACCGGACAACAGCCTCAGCCAGGATGGGATGGTGGACTCCGCAAGCGCCAACCCAAGGAGATCCGCGCTCCTCAAACTTCAGGCCGAGAAGCTCGATGCCGTTCTGGTAGGTCTTCTCCCAGTCCGATCGGCTCCGCTTGTCCGAGTCGAAGTCCTGCAGGAGATCCATCGCCATCGAGGACAGTGTGCTGCCTTCGATAGACTCAGCGAGGTTGTCACCGAAAAGGCAAGGGGGTGGAGATAAAACCTCGTCGCCCTCAACCCCATCATCCGGGGCCTCGATAACAACCTCGATGAGCTCTTCCACTGCGGGAGTCGCCGTTCCTGGAGGAGTTGGCTCGGGCGAGTACAGTGGCTTGTCGATCACAGAAGTCCTCCGTTATGGAGTGACTTGCTTTCCACGCCGTAGGGGTATGCGTTGACCATGATCGCCTGCTGCTATGACTGTAGCATCAGACAAACAAAGGACATCCGTGTATTTTAGGGATGGACTATGTCACTGAATTTATTAGAAGTGACTCTAATAATAGTCTGCTTTTATCAAGGGGCGCTTCTCGTCCTCTTCGTCCTCTCCGGGGAGTTTGATAAACCCTCCGCGCCTGAAGCGAAGCAGCGCCTGGGATGTGGAATCCACGAGATCGTCGTGCCTACCGAAGGGGAAGTCGGCCACTTCCTCGATGACCTCCTCGGCCCAGCGCGTAGCCGGAACGAACACCATCCCGGACTGGAAGATATCGGAGACTGCGTTCAGCCGAGCGACCTTGTCCTGGCCACCGGGGTTGAAGTCCTGCACAGGAATCCCGGACCTCCGGAGTTCGTGGATCAGCGGGGATCCGGCTGCCTTGGCTTCCACGATCAGGGAGTCCGGCTTCCAGTACTTGTAGAATTCAATGGCTTTCTTCTTGAGCTCGGGGAACTCCAGCTTTTCCTTGTAGGCGTCGAGCAGGATAATGCAGGAGGTCTTGCGCCCGTCGTCGTTCGTCCAACTAAAGACTCCCCAGGTGGTGCAGGCCGAGTAATCCGCCCTCTCGGTCTTGAGAAACGCCGTATCCCAGGACTGGATGATGAAGTCCGTCTTCGGAGGGTCCTCTGCCGTCCAGGTGCGCCACCATCCCCGCTTGATGATGGCGCTTTCCTCGGCAGTGGGCTGCTGCATGTACTGGGATTGCCACAAATGCGCCGGAATTGAAGCTTTGATCGACTGAAGCTCCTCAAGCTTCCA